ATCAACATTCAAAGGAGAGTTTATTATGTCGTCTGATAGTGGTAAAGAAGCCTATGAAATTGTCAAAGCTATGGGAGATTTACAACAATGGTCTTTTGGATTCCAAGTTGATGACGCAGAACAAGGACAATTCCAAAAAGACGGACAATCACAGGAAGTAAGGTACATAAAATCTGCAACTGTATTTGAAGTGTCTCCTGTTCTTGTTGGTGCAAATCAATCAACTTATACTGTTGCAGTCAAAGAACAAAAAGAAAAAGATGTAAAAGATGTTGAATCAGGTCTTAGATTCACAGATGAAGCTGATAATGTGCTTATCACTATTAACAACTTCATAGACAGAGCAAAAGAACTTACTTCTTTACGCTTAGATAAAGGCAAAAAATTGTCAAAGTCTGCTCAAGAATCTCTTATGCAGATTCAAGACCGAATCCAAGAAGTCTATAACGATTTAGACAACATACTTGGATTGGGAGAAGAAGAAACAGAGCAACCTAAAGATAGTATTGACGCACTTTGGCTAAATACACAAGAAGTCTTGGCAAGAAGTCAAGGCATAGTTAATGAAGGAGATAAAGTTGAGTAAATTAAACGAACTCACACAGGAACTCCACGCATTAAGACAAACTCAGTTTGACGCAGTCAAAGAGATGAAGGACACCTTCGAAGAAGGCTCAGAAATCTCTGTTGAGAAAAAACAAGCTATCGAAGATAGAAATGTTGAAATTGAGAAACTTAATGAAAAAGTTAATGAATTAAATGCTCTCGAAACCCAAGAAGCAAGACTTGAAGAAGCATTAGAAAAAGGTAAAGAAGTAAAATCAATGCCTATTCACAACGAGAAGGAAGAACAAGGGGTACAAACTCTTGGAGACCAACTCATTGACTCTAGTGCTTACAAAAGTTTTATGGATAATGGGCAAAAGAACATCAATTCAGAGCTTAAGTGGAATCCAAAAGTCGAATTAAAAACAACATTAACAGAAACAGGTTATCCACCTGCAGTAACAAGAAGCGATTTAATCGTTCCTACTGCATTGAGAAACCCACAAACTGTTATTGATTTAATCGACACAATCACAACAGATACTTACCAATACAAGTATCTTGAAGAAACTACCTTTACTAACAACTCTTCTGCAACTGCTGAAGGAAACGCTTTAGGCGAAAACGCACTTGCTTTTACAGAAAAGACAGAGAACATTCGTAAGATTGGCTCATTCTTGCCTGTTACAGAAGAATTGTTAGCTGATGTATCAGCAGTTAGTGGTTATCTTGACTCAAGATTAAGAACTATGGTTAATCTTGTAGTTGGAGACCAAATACTTGCAGGTAGTGGCTCAGGTGCAAACTTAACAGGTATCTTAAATGTATCAGGAATCAATACTTTTGATTTCTCATCATTCTCAGGAAACCTAAAGAGAGTCGGACAAATTTATGAAGCAATCACAGAAATACAAAAAGATAGCTTCTTAAGTCCTGACGCAATAATTATGCACCCTTCTGATTGGTATCAGACTGTAACTGAAGTAAATGCAGTTACTACAAGTGGTAGCCTAAACCCACTCTTTGTGGGAGCAGGACAGTTCGGTGGTGCAGTTGGACAAACAATGTGGGGACTCCCTGTTGTTTTAGATACAACTAGACCTGCTGGAACTCCAATCGTAGGTGTTTTCGGTGGTGGACAGGCTTGTCATATCGTTGCAAGACAAGGTATGGAAGTGGCTATGTCAGATTCACACGACGAAAACTTCGTAAAAGATATTATGGTTATGAAGGCAACCGTTAGATTAGGATTCCCTGTCTATCGACCAACTGCTTTCTGTACTATTACTAACTTTTAATAGTTAATAATGGCTTTGATGTCCCATTCGTCTTATGAGAGTGGGACATCTAGCAAAAAGGAAATTATGAAATTAAAAAAAGATATTTATATGAATGATGAAGGACTTTGTAAAGAGTCTGCTGAAGGTATGCCAAAAGGTTGGCGTAAGGGAAAACTTGTTGCAAGAGCAGGTTGGGAAATGCCTGACGCAGAATACAAAGCTCTTAAGTTCGTAGAAGCAAAAGCAAAACAACCAAAAGAAAATAAATCTAAGTAGGTCTTAAATGGCACAGTATGTTGATAAGGACGATTTTAAAGCATACATTGGTCTATCGGGGACTGCTCAAGATTTCAATATAAATACTGCTATCAACTCAGCTTGTAGATTGATAGACGCAGTAACAGGAAGAAGATTCAACCAAGATAGTTCTGCAAACGCAAAAGTATTTACACCAAAGTCAAGTATCTATATTGATGTACCTGACATAAGCACCACAACAGGTTTGATTGTAAAACTTGATGACAATGATGACGGTACTTATGAAACAACTTTGACAATTAATACAGATTTTATCGTTGAGCCAAGCAATCCTAGAATAATTAAAATAGATAGTGGCACAACTTACTATGAGCCATTCAATAAAATTACAATTCTTGATACTAGAAGCTCAGAGAGATTCGACCCAACAATAAAAAACAATGTTCAAGTAACTGCAAAGTGGGGTTACTCAATAGTTCCTGAAGATATAAAAACTGCAACATTGATACAAGCACTAAGATATTTTAAAAGAAAAGATACTCCATTTAACACTTATGGAGATGTCAATACAGGAGTCAGCGAGTTATTTTCCAAGATTGACCCTGATGTACAAACACTTCTTAAAGGACACAAAAAGACCACTTTGAGTGGTAATATTTTATAATTTTTTTAAATTTTTTTTAAAAGCCCATAAACATTGACCTTTTTTCTACATATTTCTAATTGAATAGTTGCATATAATCTAAGATTATGTATTATTAAAGTATGAATGAATTAATAAAAACTTTAGAAAAAGCAAAAGCACAAGGTCGTAATGTTATTTGGGAAGACGGCTACGAAGTTGTTACAGTATGTGTCCAAGAAGAATATTCAGATTATGTTATGCCTTGTGGAACATTTACTACTAGGGAAGAATCAGAATGTGGTAAGCACACAGGTCAAAACTCATCACACCCTGATGTTCTTTTAAGAACAAACTTCGAAGCATTAGACTTTACTTTTGTTGTTTGCCAAGATTGTTTGGAGAAGTTCTAAACAATCTTTGTTAGTATGTCTTTATGGCAACTAATAGAAACTTCCAATTTGAAGGAATGACTCAGATAAAAAGAAAACTTACTAATGCAGGTTTTACTTTAATTCCTTTGCGTCATCTTATGAACGAACACGCAGAAGTAATTACAAAAGAAGCTAAGAAGGTTGCACCAAAAGATACAGGTGCTTTAGCAAATTCTATTGACTTCAAACAAGTTGCTATGGTTGGTAGATTGCCTAAGAAGATTCAGATTGAAGCTACTGCTCCATACTCAGAGTTTGTACACGGAAGATTTAGAAGATTACCAAGTGGTTACAAACCACCACCACCAAAGAGAAGGAAGAATTGGGGTAATCCTAATTGGAGAACAAAACCACATTATCCACCAATCCAACCAATAGAAGATTGGGCTACAAAAAGAGACTTGAACACTTGGGGTGTGGTACAATCAATCAACGAGAGAGGAACTCCCTTAGTTCCATTCTTACTATTAGCCGAAAAAAATACGAGAAAAGCAAGACGCAAAATCACTCGCAGGGTTTCAGCAGAAATCTCTTTGGCTTGGAAAATGAAAAGATAAGTGTATTATAAGGAGTGATATGCCAAAAGGATATGGATATGGTGGCTCAAGGTCATCAGGTAGAAGAAGAAGAAGAAGAACAAGAGGAAAAAAATAATGGATTGTTGTGGTAACGGTTGTTGCACAGGTGGTAGATAATGGCATTTATTCACGGTAAAGATACAAAAGTAATCATAGACTCAACCGATTTAAGTGCTTTTCTAAATAGTGCAGAGCCTTCAAGGACTGCTGATGTTGGAGAGACTACTACTTTTGGTAGCTCTAACAAAAGCTATATTGCAGGAGAAAAGGACGCAAGTGTTTCTTTTGGTGGATTCTTTGACTCAACGGCAGATAATATAATTCAAGGTTTGGTTGGAGCTAATGACAAAGTGGCAGTCATTGGTTATGACGGAATAGACGCAACAGACGATTGTATGTTTGGCAAAGGTGTTACAACTAACTATGGGATTTCAAGTCCTGTTGGAGATGTGGTAGCAGTTACCTTTGACTTACAAGCAAGTGGTTTCTTTAGTGGAAGCGTACTTGAAAACGCAACAGTAACGGCTTCAGGTAATGGAACTGCTAGAGATAATGGAAGCTCTACTGCAAATGGTGGTGGTGCTTTTATAGTTGTTACATCAGTATCAGGAACAAGTACACCTACATTGAATGCTAAGATTACACATTCAGCAGACAATGTAAGTTATGCAGACTTAGTTACTTTTACTGCTTTGACATCAGCAGGAGCAGAAGTCAAAGAAGTAGCAAGTGGCACAACAGTAAATCGTTACTTAAAAGTTGTTTATACTGTTAGTGGAACAAACCCAAGTTTCAATGTTATAGTTGGATTTGGAAGAAATAATTAAAGGAGAAATTTATGGCATTTACACACGGTAAAGATTCAGTTTTTAAACTTGATAACGCTTCAGGGTCATTGACTGATATTTCATCTTTTGTAAATAATGTGGACTTCCCTGAAACAGCAGATGTATCTGAAACTACAACACTAGGTGCAGATAATAAAACTTATATAGCAGGTCTAAAGGACGCTACCATTTCATTGGCAGGTCTTTGGGACGCTACTGCTGACGCTATATTTGGTGCAGTTGTTGGACAATCAGCAACTCTATCTTATGAATATAGCCCTGAAGGAACTGCAAGTGGCAAGATTAAATATACAGGAGAAGCAATATTAACTTCTTATGCTATTTCTAGTCCTGTCGGAGACGCAGTTGGATATTCAGCAGACCTTCAAGTTTCAGGTGCAGTAACTCGTGGTACACACTAAGTAAGATAAAGGAGAGCTAGGCGTATGGCTAAGATTTTAAACTTAGATGACATCAAGTCATTACCTGATGTGCCGACTAAAACTATTGATATTCCACAATGGAATGTATCAATAAAAGTCAAAGGCATATCTAAAAAAATGCAAATAGAACTTGGTAGATTAATAAATGGAGAAACAACAGACGCTTTTGATTATCAAAAAGCATTGTTAAAAGCAAGTGTTGTCGAGCCTGAACTATCAGATGAAGCAATAGATGAGTTGTATGAAAAAGACGCAACCGTCATTGACTTAATTTTTGCAGAACTCAATACTCTTAACGGAGTAGGAAGCGAGATTGAATCAGCGTTAGCTGAAGATTTCAAAAGCGAATCCTGATTTAGTTTTTCAATTTAGATTAGCTCGTGATTTAAGAATGACAGTTGGCGAACTGCGAACTAAAATGTCATCATTAGAGTATTCACAATGGGCTACATTTTATTATGTAGAACAACAAGAGAGAGATAAACAACGAGCTATGGCAGAAGCAGAAGCTAAGAAGAAGAAGATGAGATAATGGGTAGTTCAAATATACTTATAAAACTCGTATTAGAAGGTTTTAACAAAGCTAAAGCCCAAATGAATACTTTGGGTAAAAAGACTGACGAGTCAGGTGGCAAGTTAAGTAAGTTCGGTACTGTTGCCAAGATAGGTGCAGTTGCAGTTGGTACAGTTCTTGTCAAAGCATTGGCAGACGCAACAAGACAATTTATTGACTTTGAAGATAAACTTAACCAATCTCTTGCAATTATGCAGACAACTGAAGAACAACAGTTGGCTATGGCAAGAGCTTCTCGTCAAGTTGCAATAGAGTCTCGTATATCA